CTCAGGCACGATAAGGTCTGTTAGGTCTGACCAAACGCCTGATTTAGCGTTCCTAATGGTCTTCGTGAAGATTCCCACCCTTCCGCGTTTGGTTTCCCAGCAGTGCCGGACGAGCCTGTGCAATACTCCGATAGTCTTACTGGAGTATCTTGGGCCTGTCACCAGCAGGTAACGCTTATTGCAGTTGAATATCTCAAGCTGCTTTGGGCTGATTGAGGGGTACCAGCTCCCACTAGCATCTAGCGGCATACTTGTGGTATTTTAACCAGACAGGTGCGCTTATGGCAAACGAGATAAGTATAGATTTAAGCGACCCGGCTATGGCTGAAGCACTGGCTGACTGCAATCCGGGCGATACTCACACCATTACGATGGATGTCACTGTAACCGAAAAGGCGACCGAGCTCACTGGTGTGGTTGACCCAGTTAGCGTTGAGAAGTACGGTGCCGAGGAAGAGGAGGTATATGAGGAAGCCCCGCCAGCCCCAGTTGAAGGTGCCCCGCCAGCCCCAGTTGCTGCGGTAATGTGATGCCAAAGCATAAGCCTGAAATTACATACAACTCAGACGGCACGGTCAATGTGGTTCTGAAGTTCTATCGATTGAAGCCACACCGTGGAAGGGCCTTCAGAAGCGTTTCATACCACGATGCTGTTATGAAATCAGATGACATGAATGCCTATGTTAAGATATGGAGGAGGATGCCTAGGGAAAGAATTAGGAAGGTCATGGTACAATATGCAAAGAATCGAATGATTCAAAACAGCCCAGTGATAATATGATTGATTTAAATGTATTAAATAGACGCGGTGTCAACACGGACAAGCTTAAGTCTGCTTTTGGTCGCGGCGAAACCGTGATCCCTAAGAAAGCAAAGCCCCTCTTGGATGGGATTAGGGCCAGAATTGATGACGGCCTTCAATGGTGCATCAAGAACCATAAGATTTATCACGCCCTTGATCTGGCTTGGGACACCCCGTTCAAGCAGGTTAGCTCGACACTGGCCCACTCGCTGGTGACTAAGGACTTGGACAACGAGACGGTTCAGAATGCTGCCAGAGACTGGGGCCTGACAGGAATGCTGGACTCATTCACTGATGCAAAAGGAACGAAGCAGAGTCTAAACCTCCCGATATTTTTCAATGTATTCGTTCCGATAGTTAGGGCATATGTCACCATAAGGTGGGCTAGGATTTACAATGACAGGAGGCAATACCCGCTATTCAAGTACGAGATGGCGCAGAACACAACCACCAACAAGCTTCGCTCCGATATAATTACCGACAGGATACAGGCTATGGCCAATCAGTATGGCTATTCCGAAACCCTAAAGCAGGGAATTTTTCAAATGTTGCACTACGGCTCATGTTTCCAGTTTCCTCAGGAAGAGTGGCATTCTGAGAAACAGGTGGTCACCAACTCGGCTGGCGCTGAAGAAGAGAAGTATGTGAAGGAGGGGCTTAGGTACCACCTTCCGCATCCTTCGCGAGTTTTCTACGACCAAGCCCACAGGACAACGACGTTTAATAGCGATAGTGGCTGTAGCTTTGCTGGGTACTGGAGGATAATGAGGTATGGGGATATACGCAGAAATGATAAGTTCTGGAATGCCGACAAGATAAGGTATGGTAGGACCACAGACCTGCTTGCCGGAGCAAAAACCTATCTTGAATTGGTGTCGCCGTGTACGATGGAGTTCCCAAGGTCAGGGAATGCTTTTGGCATGCTTGACCGAGAGGAGGAGATAGACAGAGCTTACAATAAGGCAGATGATGACAAGGCTGTACTCATTACTGAATACTTTGAAAAGATTGTCCCAAGTGAGTATGGCCTTGGTGATTATGATCATCCTGTATGGTTTCGTTTTTGTTTGGCTAATGATGATACTGTCCTTTACGCTGCTCCATTACCTTACTGTCCAGTTGTATACTATGCTTACGACCCGCATGAAGGGCGCTCGATAAACGCCAGTCTTAGCTTGGAGGTTGTCCCGTTTCAGGACCAGATTGGGAACCTTTTATCCCAGTACTTGTTGTCAGTTAAGCAGAACTTGGCAAATATTACGTTTGTTGACACCGACCAAGTGTCTCAAACTGTAATTGAAAAGCTACAGAACTGGGGCGAAAAAATATTTCGAGGCTTGAATTTCATGCCGTTTAGCTCCAGACAGAACAAGTTTGCCCAGTCAGATGTACGGGAGGCGTTTAACTCGGTCAGGTTTTCCACACTCGACACGAACGGGATCGTTGGTGCGATGCGGCAGGTCATTGATATGCTTGAAAGGCTCCTCGTTATTTCGGCTCAGGAGATTGCACAGACGGCCAGCCACGAGCAGACGGCAGAGGAGGTTAGAACCATTTCGTCAACCACCACAACCCGCCTTGCCTTCACTGCCACAGGGGCAGATGATGCGATTAATGCGTGGAAAGAGCAGCTTTACAGGGGGCTTATGGCTTATGGCGAAGATGAGGTTTATGCGAATATTAACTCGCAATACACGGTTGACACGCTTCATGGGCTTGGGTTCTCGGTTACTGAGAAGGACGAGGATCGCTCTGGCTCTGTTAAGGTACGAGGACAGAAGAGCGCACTTAGCCTTGAAAATGTTGGCTCTTACAGGGATACTTTGGACCGTGTTTCTGATAACGCAATGGCTGCTGCGCTGACTCAGCTTTACACGATTGTGGCCCAAGACCCTGAAATCCGACAGAGCGTTGGCTTGGATCAAGTCCTTGGGGTTATTAACGAGATTGGCCAAATGCTTGGCTTGCCTAGAGACTTCAAGCTTCAGAAGATTAATGAAGCTGGTGGCCCAGACCAGCAGGCAGATCAGATGGCTGCCGTGGCTGAGGAGATCAAGGGGGCAATATTGCAAGAAGTTGGAGATGCCATTGAGCCTATAGCCAAGGGCACTCAGGAAAACGCGAATGCAATTGATCAGATAGTTCAACTGATGAAATCGGGGCCTGTTCCACCCCAAGAAACACAGTATGATAACACTGTCCCATCACCCGCCGGAATCCCAGCGGGTGCTGGAAATCCAGAATTGGCTCAGGTCTAAGGAGTGCGATAGCTTAAGGAAGCTTATCCTTGGGGAGATTGCGGCCCTGCAAGAGAAGTCGTCGCGACTTCTTATTATATCCATAGACGACCCCAAGAAACTTGCCGATGCCCAAGGTGTTGCAGAACAGGCCAATAAACTGGTAAAGTTTCTGGGTGTTTTTGATACAATTGCAAGAGGTGAGTACGATTTTATGAACGTGCAGTTAAACATTTCGGAGAAATTATTATGGCAGTAGCAGATGCAGTACAAAGAATGGTAGACATCCAGCGCCCCCCGGGCGTCAGGACGACGAGTATGGAGATAGGCAAGCCGGGTGACGCAGTGCCCCCGGGAGAAGTCGAGTCTCCTCCGGTAGAGCCCCCGGTTCAAGAGCCCCCTCAGATCGAGGAGGCCCCCCCGGCTGAGGAGGCTCCTGTTGAAGAGAAGTCCGAGGGCTCGGTTGATGACGCAACTGAAAGGCTAATGGAGCGTTTGGGCTACAGGGCCTCAAAGTCTGAGCCTGAGCCTGAGCCCGAGGAAGCCCCTGTTGAAGAGGAAGCCCCTGTTGAAGAGGAGCCGAAGGCAAAGAAGAAGCGAGGCCGCCCGCGTAAGGACCTTTCTGCTGACGAGATTAAGGACATAATCCGCGAGACAGCCCAGTCTGTGGCACCTCAGGTATCCGAGCCAGAGATTCCCGATATTCCGGCAACCAAGGACGAGGTCGAGGAGCTTAACCGGGAAGACCTAGAGGTTTTTTCCGAGCTTGAGGTAAAGAACCCCAAGTATTCTGGGATTAGGGATCGCTACAAAACCTACCTGAACTCACTTGCGTCCTATAAGGATGAGTGGCAGAAGGAGAATCCAAGCCAGAGGTTTGATCCGCAAGACCCGGAGCATGAAGAGTGGACTCAGGCCAACATGCCCGAGTTTGATGACAGGGATTTTGATGACGCCAGAATAGAAGCCAAGGCCAAGCGCCTGCTGAAGGACTCGGAGCGCAAATACATGAGCGAGCTTGAGTCTGTCAAATCGGAGGTTGCTGAGGCAAATATGAAGACAGAGCTTGAGCAGGGCGCGAACAACTCAATAGCTGAGGTGGTAAACTTTGTTGATGAGGGGTACCTTAAACTAGTTCAGGAAAAAGGTGGAGAGGCTTTTGAAGAGGCTGACCCGATTGCCCATCACGTCATAAACGAGACGCTTGCCTCAGGCGAGGAGGCGCTTTATGAGCTTGAGAAGCTTGCCCATCCCAGTAAAAAGTTCAAGATCAACATCAATAACGATGTTCACAAGGAGTTGATTGACTTTGCGGTTGGCAAGGAGAGGGAGATTTCTGCCCTCCCCCAAGGTGACCAGATGCACGAAGGCAAGCGGTTCGCTACAACAGAGCAATGGATGAAGATGCCGCCCTCAAGAAGGGAGAGCCACTGGAAGCTGGAGCCACAGCACATCAAGACGATGTATGTCAGCGACCTAGCGAAACAGGCAAAGGAGAAGATAAGTGCAGAAAAGGATCGCTTTAATAGGTATGTAAATAAAAGCTCCGGGAATAAAAAATCCCAGCCTAGATCAGCTCAACCTTTTCCTGTACAAAGCAGGGTTACAAAACCTCAACCACCGGCCACATCTGGAGAAGCTGTTTCGTCAACAGCTACATCTGAGCAAGGAAAGGTTAATCTCGATGGGCAAGAAAAACTGAAGAAGTATCTTTGGGGGTGATATACTGTCTCCCGTAACTCTTAACGGAGGAAAATATCATGGGAGCAGGATCACCTTATTCAAATAACGCAGCCCATCAAGGCCACGGCCCGGGCGGAACGCAAACCAAGTTATACCCGGCAAACGCCAATGCTAGGGACTCGCAAGGACTTCCAACTTCAGCCACGGCTGCTGTTTGGAACTCATACAACACTGAAGGGACAATAACTCGATCCAGTGTGGGCCTTGCGGCCCCAGCCGACTTGGACAACATATTCACGGACGGTACTAACTACCGTGACATGACTCACCTGTTAACGACTTCATTGGAGTTGGCAACATGTGGGGCTCGACAGTACGGATTGTACGATTGGCTGATTTCTAGCGCACAGAGCGTTGGAAATCTGGTAAACACCAAGAAGATTCAGGGTTCAGGCTTTGAGGTTGACCCGTTCATCCTCGCAGCACAGAAGGATTTCATTAAGGATTCCTACTGGGTTGTTAACGCAATCTATCAATCTGGCTACGAAGTGGCCCCTGCATCCGGCACAAACCTTACGGCTGCTGGTGCTACCGAGGAGCTGCTAACAGGAGTGGCTTCTGGTTCCAACATAATCAAGGTAAGTGTCCCGGCAACGGGCAACCAGCCGGTTGCGAACAACTACTTTGTTCCCGGTCAGCATCTATTCTTGTTTATAAAGGATGCCACTGGTGCTGCATACCGCCTTGAGTTTGAGGTCGTTCAGGCCAAGGGCGGCTCGGCTGCGATTCAAGGCGGCGCAGCAAATGATTACGTCGACATCGAGGTTACCTTCGTTGGTGGCTATGGTGCTGGAAAGTCTGTTTCGACAGGAACGGATGCTGGTGACTGGAACGCATCCTTCAGGGTTGGCAGTTCTGTTAGCGTCAACGCATTGTCATTCAAGCTGTCAAAGGCTGGCAGCGGTGTGGTTGTTGCTGGGTCGAACAACGTCAGTGATTTTGAGAAATGGTGCGAAAATCGCCCAGCTCTGAATACCCTGAAACATATTCCGTTCTGGTATCAAACCTCACGCTTCACGCTCACTGTAGACCAGTTCTACAAGGAGTGGTTGCAACGGATGATGTCACAAAACACGTTCTTCCAGAAGTTTGGTGACGTTCCTTTGGCTGAGCGCAACAAGCAGTTGGGGCTCATGTTCCAAAAGGAATGGGTGAACCAGTTCTTCTGGGGTCAACCGCTTTCGGGGCAGACTCTGGCTTTATACCAATCTGGGGACGTAACCGGGCTGGAGAAAATCAACAGCTACAACCCGTCTGGCATAACGGATGGTGACGCAAGCATTTCTTCCGGTATGGAGGGAAGCTTCATGAGCTACCGTGCCAGTGCAGTTGGCCTTTACCGGCAACTGAAGGACACGGGACGGGTTCTCGATTTGCAGGGTGCCAAGCTAAACCTTGAGAAGCACCTGTTTGACAAGCTGTTTGAAATTGTCCGGTCCCGCAAGGACCAAGGAAAAACAGCCGATAGTATTGATGTCTTTACCGACACAAGGACGGCCCGCCAAATCTGGCGTGGAATGATCGAATACTATAAGAAAGACGCCGATGGTGGCAGTGGCAACATAATGGGTTTGCAGTGGGATATGGCCCAGAAGAGCCTGTTTGGCGGGTTCTATTCTACCTCGTATGTCCTGCATCACCCGGTTGGAGTCACGATGAACATCATTACCAATGAGTTCTTCGATGACATGCTAACGGTGGCAGAGTTTGGTGACACCAAGGGTTACCTTGGTGTTCCGAACACGACGGACGGTCCATCTGGGAGCCCATACGACGGAAGCGGCTCTGGGACCGGGGCGACCGGCGATGCCGGTACGTCAGATGGTTCTGGCGGCAGGTTCCTGATGATCCTCGACTTGGGTGGCGGCATCTATCCGGGAATAGTTGCATCAAATCGTGTGGTTCACTCTACGGGTGATCTTAACGACCTTGCCAAGATTAACTCTGGTTACTCTTGCGTGATGGCAAACCCGACCAAGGAGGTTACGATGAACTCGCAAACGTGGACGGTAATTGTTGAGTGTCCGACCGATAACCTGATTATCGAGAACTTCAGCAACGAGATTCCGGCCCCCGGAATTAGCTAATCCTAGCCTGCTACTGGCGTATAGGAATAAAAATAGCGGGGCGGTTGTCATGACCGCCCCGTTTTCTGTTATACTGCGGGCTGCTATGGCGAAGCCGAAAACGCACTACTGGAAGAAGTCAGACCCTAGGAATCCCGTTCTACTGGAAAATGGGGGCTATCTTGAACTCGAAATAGTTGACCAAGCCACTGGGATTGTGATGGTTACGAACCCTGAGTTGCAGGAAAAACTGGTCGGGATGCTGGGTACCTACGGACTGGAGCAGATCGACAAGGAAACCTACGAGGACTTAAAAAAAAACAGGTTATCAACCTGCTTAAGGCCGCAGCAGAGGGAAGAGATAGGAGGGATAAGAGCCTCAACCGCACCAGAGAGGCGACCCCAGCCGGTCGACGCAGGTGTTGCAGCGGCTAACAACGAACGAAGCGCGGTCTTTTCAGAGGCAGAGAAGGCGCTTCCGCTTCCCGAGGATTACAAACCAAAGGCATCTAAACGCTCTAAACCGACATGACATTTGCAGAATTAGTAGGGGACCTGAGCGGGGACATCTGGCCGGAAGGCGTGCCAGAGAACCTGCTTGCCCCTATAAGAAAGAACTTTGCGGCAGCAGCCGTAAGCCTACAGCGATACATTCCCTGCTTTCAGGAGAGGAACATCAATCGCTACCCCCAGTGCTCGACTTACTACCAGAGGGGTATGACAGTATTCGATGCCCCGAAGGGGAGAATTGAAAGACTGTACACTGTCCAGAATGCAGACGAGGATTATCCTGCTGTCTTCAGACAGGCCCAGAAGCATGAAGTTGAGTGTCATTCGTTTGCGTATATTAAAAGTATATACCCACCTGCGAATGAAGGTATGGATGTTCTGCCTCTTGGGTTCAAGTACCCTGAGGAGGACAGTGATTTCAAGGTTTCGGTCGACGGAGTCACAGCGACAAAGCAGACAACCAAGCACCCCCGCGCAGTGACCGGGCTTTGGGCTGTTGAAAAGAACAAGATTTATGTTTCGCCTTGGCTGAATAGCTACGAGGTTGCTGTGGTTGAGTGGAGCGGGCTGAAGCAGAGCTATGGAGATGAAGACATCGTATATGATTCGACCGACTGGAAGAGGGCTGTTCGCCTGTACGTCCACAAGGAGTACGCACGGGATTTCGACAGTGATTACGAAAAGTACAAGTTCCTTACTGTTGAGTACAATGAGGCACTGGCTGACCTACTTTATGAATGCAAGAAGGAAAGCGAGGTTAAGCCCTTCCTATACTGCTCTGAAGCGTTCGATATTCTGACAGCCAGAAGGGACGCCCAGATTAAGGCGGGAACAACTGATGCTGTTGCAATCACTTCTGAGTATGTGTTTGCCCAGATCGGTGACTATGGCGCTTCTGCGGGTAGTGGTAATTACGACGGAACCAATGCTGGCAAGGTGGCAACACTAGTTAAAGGCTGGGGCCCTCAGTTTATCATTACAACCGGAGACAACAGTTATGACGCTAGTGGGGACGACACGACTGCTGGGCTGTATGATACGAATGTTGGACAGCACTACAGTGATTACATCTTTCCGTTCGGCACTGGCCAGTCCAGTACCTACACATCCACTGCAACAGAGAATAAGTTTTTCCCTGCTGTTGGTAATCACGACTATGTATCTGACAGCCTTTCAGCGTTTCAGGGTTACTTCACTCTTCCGGGCAACGAAAGGTACTACGATTTCCAGCGAGGAGGTATCCACTTCTTCTGCATCAACAGCGGTATCGCAACTGATGGAGATGTTGTTGAGCCTGATGCCTTGTCTGGTTCTGCCACCGAGCACAGGGCTGAGGAATCCATAATGGCCAACTGGTTGGAGGGTAAATTAGCATCATCAAATGCACACTGGAAGGTGGTTTATTTCCATCACCCCCCTCACTCGTCTGACGTTAACATGGGATCAGGTAAAGGCACGCCAGCAATGCGTTGGCCTTTTCATGATTGGGATGTTGATGTTGTTATCAGTGGCCACGGCCATCAGTACGAGAGGATAAAGGATGCCAATAACAGTGATTTTCCATATATTGTTAATGGCGCAGGAGGTGCCCCGTTAAGGGGATACCACAGCAACGGGCTGGAATCTGGGATTACAAGCGTGCTGAAGTATAACACCAAGCAAGGTGCTGTACGCGGAACCATCTCTGGTGACACATTAAAGTTTGAGTTTATAGATTATGACGGAACAGTTCAGGACACCTTGACACTAACCAAATCAGCTAATGCAACTTCAACTACATACTCATAATGAATTTCGACAATGTTAAGACAGCAGACTGTGTAAACAAGGCAGTAACTCCAGCAAACAAGACTGATGTAGTTAAGGACAAGGATTATGTTCCGCCAACGACAGATGACCCCAATTGTTCTGATTACGAATGGGCCGCTCTCAACCCGGACAAGTGTTCAAATGCTCCGTCGATAGCGCGTCTAATAATTGAGCCATCCCCCGACGCTCAGGTGGAAGAAGGTAAGGTTGCGAAGTTCGACGCAAGGTTAGAGTTTGAGTTTGCAGACGGCAAAATTAAGCACAAGAAGGTTACTGAGTTTGCTGACTGGTCTTCTTCAGATGAAGCATTGGCATCCCACACGAGTGATGGGAGGTTCAAAATAGGGCAGGTAACGGCAGACACAAGCGTTGATGTGTTCGCTTCCTATACACCCGAAGTCGATGGGGAGGTTCATCCAAAGTTAAATGCTTCTGCTCCCCTTGATATTAAGGACAACTGCCTTCGCGTTGGAATGGATATTGTTCTCGTTGTGGATCGCAGTGGTTCAATGCTTAGAAAGGATTCTGCCGGAGAGGAAAGGCTTTCTGCGGCCAAGTCTGCGGCCCTCGGATTGGTGGACGGTGCAAACCTTCCAGATATGGCTCAGGAAGGCACCACAACAACTGGCGACTACGACAGAATGGCTGTTCTTTCGTATGCAGGGAACAAAGATGAGGGGTCTAATGTAACGACTCATATTAAACTTTCGCCAACCGGAGATTCAATCAGGGCAGGTGTAAACGATATTCAGATCGCGGAGGAATGCGGAGGCCAAGGGGTTAACATTAGCACATGTGCTACTGGCATAGGGGGGGGCCTCTCTGATGCGTATGACCTTTTAAAAGCTGACGGAAAGCTCGGAAAGAGGAAGGTTATTATTGTCCTAACAGACGGGCATGAGAATGTTTGTGAGACTGGGAAGTATCCGAAAGTAATAGCTGACACAATAAAGAAAGATGTGGAGCAGGCGGTTAGTTCGATTACGGAGTCGAACGGGACTGCTACTGCAACCTATGCGGTTGCCGCTGGGTCGAACGGCTTTTCTGCTGGCGAAACAGTGCACATTACTGGGGCTACTGGGGCCAATGCGGCAAAATACAACGGCCCCCATTATATCCTTACTGTCCCAGACGCAACTACATTTACATTTGCCGTTGATTCAGAGACAGGGAATGCGGCTGGCACGCTGAAGGCAGCCCGAAACGCAGCCAACACAATGATCGTTGTTGTTGGGTTCCACACCACAGGCTCCAAGTCAATTCGCAGGTGTGACGGAACAGGCAGGACGGTTGACCAGTTCCTTGGAACTGACATTGCATCCTGCAATCTTTACTACACTGCGTCAAACAGGGCTGACTTGGTTAAGGTGTTCCAGAAAATTCACAACCTTATCTGCGCTGACAACCAAGGGGGCAGTCCGTGCCACTATGTTGCCCCGCCCACGGAAACCTCTGATAATCCGTGTCTTAATGACAGACATAACTATCACGGGCTTAAGAACTGGTCCCTAAGTAAGGGGAGGATTGACCTTATGGGCGCTGATATCTGGAGCTCGCTGTCTCCCGGGAATGGGCAATATGTAGGACTCATAGGAAATCGCGGAACCATTATAGGCTCCGACAAGATACAATCATTAAAAGGCACAAACTGCCAGAGGTTCAGGGCACCATTTGATGAGCAGTATGGAGGCATACAGACAAAAAAAACATATGTGCTTGAGTCTGGTAAGTACGAGCTCATTGTCAGTCTGGCTGGAAACAGGGAGGTGTCCTTCCCCAACCTCGGAAACCAACTATGCAGCACTGTTCGTGTTTCTGTCGGCGGAAGACAGGTCGGGAAACTCGACAGAGCGAATAACAGGTTTGCCAGTGCTCCCGATAGTATCGGGACGGTGGACTGGGGTTTCTTGGACGGTGATCCGAGACTTGTTACAAGGAAGCTTGAAGGTGCGGTCGCTGAAAAGA